TTCGGCCCCGCCAATCCATCCGACCGGCCCCCCTGTAACCGGCCCCCGTGTTACCGGCACCCCTGCAGTTAGATCCGGCCCCCGCCTTGACTCCCCGGCTCAGGTGGTGGGCCTAACCGGCTCCCCTGCAGGAGGTTAGCCCTAACCCCCTGCGGCCCAACGACTTCCGAGGGCCGAGGTGAACCCGATCCCGGGTGGGGGGCTATAGGGTTATTGCTCTTCTTCACATCCATAAGGATAGGTCTGCGAGTCCTCGCGGGGCATACCTGCCGCTCGGTTCAGATCCGGGTAGAAAGAGGGTGTAGCCACCCTCCCTGCCGCTTCGGACGAGTCCGTGCGTCAAGTAGCCTACTCTGGGTTCCGCTTGCACTGGCCAGTTGCCCCGGCCTTGATCTTCCCCAGCGCGTTGCCTATAAAGCGGTTGTCCATTTCGGGGGGCACCCTTACCGGATCTATAGCGATCCGCCTCTGGTATTGTAGATTTCTGGTAACGCCTCAGATTGCGAGTTATGCCGTATCCCGCTCGTTGGGAAGGGCTTGTAACACGCAGCGCCCTATTTGCTTCTTGATATAGGGATCAACCCCGATTTCGCCCCGCTGTTGTAGCCACAGCGTGGGCCGACCCTCGGGAGCGGGGCCGTGGGTGTTTCTGTCCTCTAATTCTGGGGATTTGCCCGCACCAAGTCAAGCACAAATTTTATGTCATTTGACATTTTACCGCTAAAATCTCTATATTGCGAGTATTGTGCGATATTCTGACCCTCAGAGGATGGTAATAGAAGGCTCTTCTGTTCGTCGGAATCCCAATGTGGCAAGTCATCGCAAGCTGGCGGCGGCGGTGGTACAGCAGGCGGTGGTAGACTGGCGCAAGGGGCCTCGTGACTCTGTTCGGGATAAAAAGAGGTATAACGGGGCGGTGCTGTTTTTATCTGGGAATCTATATCCGTGGGCCGATATGCTTGATATGGACCCGGAGGTTATCAGGAGTCATATAGGCTTTAGCGAGGAGGTCTTATGAGCGAGGAGAATGCTTCTTCTATGGGCATGGGGCCTCTGGAGGGGGAGATCTGGCTTAAGGGCTATCTGCAGGGCTACTATGCTGCGCTGAACCATTTGGTATCAAATTACTCCAAGATACAGGAAGATGTGAGCCGGGATATATCCTCCCGCTATGTAGTTGATGAGGAGCCTTCTTCTAATGGCACGGCTGAGGTGCTCAGTGTTGCCGATACGGACGAGCCGGATTATATCGGCCCTCCCGGACCTGGGGAATCGTCTATGTCTGAGGAAGAGAAGGCGCTTATTAACGCTAAGTTGCGAGAGATGGTTGAGTGAGTAAGCTGAAGTCGGGCCGGAAGAACGTTACCAAGCAGATGAAGCAGGCTATTCATCTTATTATTATGGATCGGTGGTCTGCTGGCGACGTATCACAGAAGATATGCTCTACGCTCCAGATTTCTAAGTCGCAGCTGGCTGGATGGCGGCGGTCTTATGCCTTCCGCGATGAGTTCGAGAACCAGCTGCAGCTTTATCGGGCTAATTTTGAGGATATCCAGATGGCCGACCGCAAAGAGCGGGTCAAGGCTCTGGATGACCTGTATAATAAGATACCCGATAACAAGGTGAGCCTTAAGGTCAAGGTCTTAGCGGCGATTCGCGCCGAGGTGGGCGATAACAAGCAGGTGGAGCACGTCCATCGCCTGGAGCCGCAGACGCAGGGGCCGAATATACCGCCTCGCGCCGATAATTATGAGGATTGGATAAAGCAGAACAAGCAGGCAGTAAATGCAGATGTCGAAGTTGTCGAAAGTCAGCCGGAGGCTGTTACCGGCTACCTGCCAGCCCACGACCCGGATGGAGATCATGGCGATGAGGTTGATAACGAGGAAGCGAATCCTCTTACAGACCCCCTTGCTTTTCTCGGTAACGGGCAGGATAGCATTTAATGTCGGCAGCCGCCCCGCCCTTTGCTGATGTCCTCGATGATAATCCTGAGATTATCCGGGAACCGCCCTGGACGCCCCAACCTGGGCCGCAGGAGCGGGCTATACGCGCTTCATTTATCGAGCAGCTGCTGTTTGGGGGGGCTCGCGGCGGCG